CAAAAGGTCGTTCCGACCTCGAATAATTTTTTATTTTTTGCATACTATAACTTGGTTTTCGTATAGTATGCAATTCATCTCCCACCTAAGAGGATGGGAGACTTCTTGCTGGTGTTAGGTTAAATCCCCTCCCTTATTCTACAGCCATGCTAGCCATCAGTGCTGTATAATTTCCTGCTTTTATTAGTAACGGATTATCTTTTGTGTCGAGGTGGAACTCGACAATATCTGTATCAAGTGACGAACATATATTAAGCAACATTCCAACATTAACATTTATTGCTATATCCATACTTCCATTATACGGAATTTCCTCGTAAGTGTCGACTTCGTGAGCTCCAACTAACTGAACTTTTAATATCGAGTTGGGTGTAAAATTTAATTCCACTGCTCCTATACTGTCAATAAATATAGAAGCTCTTTCAAGTACTGGAATTAAATCTTTTTTTGTCACTTTTCCAATTTTCTGATAATCAAACTGTTGTAATAGATCGTCTGGAGGGAAATTTTCAATACCACAAATTAAGGTACCCATTATTCGTGTGCCGGGCACACGAAATTCAATAAAATCTGCATTGTATCCAAACGTTACTGTATCCCCATCTAAATCGTGAATAAGAGATACAACATCCGGAGACAATAACAAATCATCCCCAGTTAAAGGCATGTCGTATACCATCATATTGTTTCTGTTTGTAGTAACAATATGCTTGCCAATCTTATAGCCTGTAAAATAAACTTCCGTAGCGTTCTTACTAACTGTAATCGACCCAAGTTTTAAAGCTTTTTGAAGTTCGATTAGATTTGCTTGTAGCCCATCAGCTACTAGTGTAATATTTTCAGGATACACATATTCTGACGGATCGATTGTTTTTAAATGAAACTTTGACTTGCCGGCCTTAACTCTTAGCTTATTGTCGTCAGTAGTTTCAATAACTACAGTTTCCGAGTCAATCTTGGAAATAAGCTTTGTAAAATCTTTACCGTCAACCGAAGTAACTCCTGTTTCTAAAACATCATTACAGGGTATATTCTTTTCCAAATAAGTAACTGAGTCCCCTGCTAAGATCTTTACGTTGTCCTCTGTAGCCTCGATTAAAAAGTTTTTCAATGATGGAATGATGTCCTTTGTGGACACTGCCTTTACAGCCTTATTGCATACTGCTTGAAGTAAAACAGTATTAATTTCGAATTTCATTATCTTGTTTCCTCCTTTTTTTTGCTATATATACTATATACTAAGAATTATAATAATAATAAAGTGATTAAAAACTTCTAAAACAAATTTCCTTGATACACTTTCTTAGACTTCTTCTCCCAATATTTATTTACTTCGTCTTCAAGCCATGTGTAATAATGGGTATTTAATCTCGCCCGGTCCATCCATTCGTTTATAAGCCCTTCTATAGTAAAACCTTTCGAACTTACGTATTCTTCAAATTCTTTTTTATGGACCGGATCCATTGAAAAGTAATTTGTGTTGTCCCCAACTTCAGCTACTTCTTTAGCCCTATCGCTTATAACAACTGATCCAAAAGGTGTTTTAACACTGCCATTAGCCGCAGAAATCATCCAGCTTGCACTATCGACACTATCAAAAGGTATTTTGTATAGAAGCTTCTCTGTAGACATAGCAAATCCATGTACTTTAGATTCGTGTTTGTGTGCTATTTCAATCATTTGATTATAAAAACTTACTGGGTCGTCTCGGTGCCTTGTCTGACCCTCTATTCCTACATAATCAAACTTTTGACAATCTTCTTCCCACCAGTCTATACCTCTCGGAATATGCCATACTGGACGTATATCAACACCTTCATCTCGCATACGTTCAAACATATAACGTGTCTTTCTCGTCCCTATAATGTAATCAACATCCACTTCGACTATTATATCAAAATAATGTCCAAACTCCTGTATAAACTCCAAGTAATCCAAACAATATTTTAATAGGGCTGTAGTGTTTAATTCGCTTTTGTCTTTGTTTGTACGCCCCGGAATGCATCCATGTGCATTTTGAAAACTGAATGCTCCTGAATCTAAGAACAGTGTGCGTTCCTTATCAATACCGAACCTTCTTTGCAATCCATACTTTGCATCCTCTAAGAATGGAACAAGCTTATCACCCATTTTGCGTAAATAATAAAAAGAACAGAGCCAATTTTCAGTTCGAGTATCTTTTAAAGCTCGTGCGTTAATTTCGCTCGACGCAAAAAACATTTTAAATCCCATCTAAAATCCTCCCTTAGATGTATTTCATTACTAATATCATTTTATTTACGGCCCGGCTCCATTGTTGTAAATCAGGATATTCTGGAATCTCTGTTCTCTGCATAAAGTCCCTAAGCATTTCTTCTACTTCTTTATCATTGTCGTACCTGTATTGCTTAGGCACAGTTTCTCTATAACTTAACCTATTTGGAACTATAACATAATTTCCTAATGCCATAGCTTCCACTGTTGAGAATCCAAAAGTCTCCTGATCCGCATAGCTTATCATAACCTTCGATCTTGATAACAGTTTAAAATACTCATCCCTACTTTTCGTTACTTCCATAGTTTTTATAAATTTCCAATCTGGAAAATCTTTTTTCAATTTTTTAGCCAGGCGGTCAAATCTCTCTGGGTTCTTCTCTGGTGCAATTCTATGTGGAAATACTATAATATTTTCTTTTTCAGTAACTGGGTACTTTTCACGTAACAAATCGGAATAGAATGGAATTCCCGTCACGACAATTTTACTAGGGTCAAAGTTACCGGAGTTAAACACTATTAAATCTTTGTGAAATTTAGTAGCTACAAAGATTATGTCAATATCCTGCAACCAACCTAGCTCAATATATTGCCCCCACTGACGCATACCGTACCTGCAAGTAAAATCGAACGGATCCCATGTTCCAGCATGTAGTATGCCAGCTATTTTAAATTTCAGTCCCATTACGTTACGCACGTAAAAAAGGCTCTCTATCCCAGGACACCAAAGATCTGCAAAAAATATTACATCGTCGTCTTTTACTTCGCCGGCTTTGATAAGCTTCATTAATTCAGTAAGCTGATTAAACTTGTAGACGTGTGTACCTGTTGCATCCAGCACATCTCCGTCTTCAATTTTGCGTAGCGTAGTGTCTCCTATAGTTACAAAATCAATTTTCGCTTGTTTAAACTCTGTCTCAAACTGCTCTACCCAATCTGCTGTGTAGCGGTTTGAGTAACGCTCAATTGGAATATGAAATATTTTCATTTAATCCGCCTCCAGTTTTTTCATCATAAAGTAATTTATCGCCTTCGAATAGACCATCATTTAATGTTATTAAAGAGGTCCAATCCATATTTTCTCTCTCTACTGTGTATACCGCTGAAGTCATATCATCTATTTTAATAACGTCCCAGTCTCGCAAGCGTTTAAACGCCCTGTTTTCCACCCGAACAATAATCTGATCAATGTAATTAAGATTTAAGCCCTTTAAAAGATCATTCATCTCATCAACTGAAACTTCCATAATGATTGCAATGTTATACTGGTCACATACTTGTCTTATTCTTGCAAGCTGAGTATCAGTTAATTTTGTATTTGTTCGTCCAGCTCCTAAATACAGCCTTTCGGGACAGTGTTTTTTCATAAGCCTTGTTATAACTGCTGTATTAATCTTTCTTCCACAAACAAATAGTGTCTTAACTCCTTTCTGCTTGCCCTCCATCTCCGGCCCTATCCAAACTCTCAATGTAATTCACGTCCCTTCTCTTCTTCGTCAGTTAACCATTCTCCGCCATCGGCAAATTGCATCTTAGCACACCCTTTGCACAAGCTACATGGTTTATTTTGTATGACGGCAATATTGTCAACTGTTCCTAAAGCATAATTCCCATTGTAATCCATACAGCAAGGAATAACTCTTCCATCGCAGGTAACTACAACATAATTGTCACGTAAAAAATAGCACTCGTTAGATTTATCTAACAAACTTTCTCCCTCTACTGCTCCTGCCCAATTATCAAATGTCTTGTTTTCCAAGACTACATTGTAGTCTTTAAACATACTGAGATCATTGCCCTGTACTGTATGAATACGAATTTCTGTAGCATAATAGTCAGCTAGTTCTATAAACTCTTTTATGCCGTCTATATAACCTTCCTTTTTATAAAAAAAATCAACAGCTATTCTTAATCTTGTAAGGCCGGCGTCTAATACACGTTTTCCAACCTTTGGAAGCAAGAGTCCGTTAGTACTAAGTTCAGTTCTGATGTCTCTTATTTTGAAGAGACTGATTATAGAATCTATTGATGGGTGCATTAACGGTTCTCCCATATGGTGTAATGCTATATACTCTTGCCCAATAGCTCTCATATAGCTAATTACTTTAACTACTGTGTCCACATCGACATATTTTTTCTCTCTAGTCATTTTACTGTGTGGACACCATGGGCATGCACTGTTGCAATAGTTAGTTGTTTCTAATGCATAAATTCTTGGATAATCCATTTTCACTGTCCTCCACTTATATTTCTTTTATATATGCTCCGTTTTCCCCGTCCTCAAATACCTTTACATTAACATATCTTTCTGTTTTGCCCATGTTGTTGTAATAAGGATACGTTTTCTTTATAAATGATTGAATTTTACAAGCAATCATCTCACATGAGCCTGAATTAATGTCTTTAAATGATGCTAAGAACTCATCAAGTCTTCTTTTAACCATTATAAACTCTAACTCTCTGTCGTCATGAAAAACTTCAATTTCTGCTTCAACATGAAACATATGCCTGTGAGGATTTTTTAAAAAAGCTACTTCCTCTGGAGCATTTGGATAACAATGAATTCCTTCAAACTGCGTTTTAACTATAATGAATGTCTTGTTCATAATATCACTCCTTTATCAGTTGTAAAAATTCCATCCTAGCTGCTTGGTCGTCTTTAAATGCTCCTCTAGCCGCACTTGTTACAGTATTTGAACCTGGCTTCTTTACACCTCGCATCGACATACATAAATGTTCAGCTTGTATAACTACAATCACTCCAACAGGTTCTAGCATACTAACTAAACAATCTGCTACCTCTTTAGTAATCCTTTCTTGAATCTGAGGACGCTTTGCAATAGCTTCAACAAGCCTAGCGATTTTTGAAAGACCTATTACTTTTTTATTAGGAATGTACCCAACATGAGCCTTTCCAAAAAACGGCACTAAGTGGTGTTCGCAAGTGCTGTAAAACGGAATATCACGAACAATAACCATGTCTCCAAACTTTTGATTACCTTCTTTATCTTTTTCAGTAAATGTTTTACCTAGCTCACTTATGATTTCGTCGTTTGTCTTTCCTACACTAGCAAACATCTCTTCATACATTTTTGCTACTCTTTTAGGAGTTTCTTTTAATCCTTCCCTCTCTGGGTCTTCCCCCAATGACTTTAATACCGTATACATTGCTTTTTCTATGTTTTCCCTATTCACTTGTTCTTCCTCCTTTTGTTGTGGAGGGGTGAATTTACACCCCACGTTCATTTGGTTTCCATATTACCTTGTGCAATTGAATTCCTAAGCGAATATTTAAGTAGTTGTTTTGTTTTATAAATTCTGCAAGCTTTTGTAAATCTGCTCCAAAAACTGGGTGCATAAAAATCTGTGCTTTAACTTTGTGTTTAATTAAAACCTTTTTCATAAAAGCTAAATCCACTTCGTCCGCAACTACAAATTTCAAAACATCCTGTTCCCTAAGATCTGATAAGTATGGTACAACTTCATCGTATCCACTACATGGACATTTTTGATCCGCTGTAATAAATACATTTTCCATGTTCATTAATACGTATAATGGAGTTATAGTTCCATTAGTCTCTATGTTTACTTCGATGTCCGGTTTAAGATGTGTCATATATTTTATCATGCGAGTTATATAGATTTGATATAATAAAGGTTCTCCGCCTGTAATTGTTACGTTTTCGCACTTATATTTCATTACCTCTGAAACTATTTCATCAATATCCATCCAAAATATTTCAGGAGAATTAAGATCAAATGCATATTTTGTGTCACAGTATTTACATCTAAGATTACATCCAGCAAGTCTTATAAATACTGTTGGAAATCCAGCCCTTTTACCTTCACCTTCAATACTATAAAAAATTTCTACTACTGGAAGCTTTCCATCATGTTTTTCTAAAGCATTATCGATTTCTTTGTAAATATTACTCATTAGTACCTGCCTCCCTTACCATGTCAGCTGTAAGCTCTGCATAACTACTTTCTGTTTCCCAAAGTCTGATACGATATAGTTCAACATTATCGTAATGATAAAATGCAAGTCTATCTTCAATAGCATACCAAAAAGCTACTATCATACTTTCACATGTAGTGTTTCCTTCAGTTGCATAAACGTTAGGCATAATTTCATTTAAGTTCTGATGATCTACTTTATCAATAACTGCCTCCTTAACAAGAGCTTTTAAAATTTTAAAGTCTATTAACAAATTCTTATCGTTTGGAATTCCTTTAACAGTAACTTCCATTTTATAACTATGTCCGTGCATTTTTTCACACTCGCCTATATAGTCTACTAATCTATGACAGGCTTCAAATGTAAATCTTTTTGTTACTGTAACTGGCACTTTATTTATCATACTAATCCTCCTAAAACTTATTAGTTGTGTGTGTATATATACTAAAAAAACAGTGGATTTATATAGCGATTGTCAAAATAAATCCACTGTTTTATTAGATTTGGACCTGAATGGATCCTATTCAAATTCTAACTTCCACGAGTCATCTCCGTTCCAGCAAGTAGGAAAAACTTCGCAGTCACATTTAATTGGCATTTTAGTTCCAATCAAGCTAGCCGCATTGATCATTAAGTCTCTTATTCTTTTACCAGCCTCATGTATTCTGTCATTTGGAACTTCAACAACAACTTCATCGTGTATAGTTAATACAAGATGACAATCGTTTTTGTTTAACCAATCGTCCCTACAAATGTCTCGCATAGCTATCTTTGTAATATCTGCTGAGCTCCCTTGACTAACATCATTAGGATTTCTCCTACACATAATTATGTGCGATGTTTGGACTATATCTTTTCACTAAGTAGTGAAACGAACCGCTTCGGGTAGTAACTCATCCTCTACCCTACGTCCTTACGGACTAGTCTCTACACCTTACTTATACTTGAACGTGTTTCCAATTTTGGCCGTAATATAGTGTATTCAAGTATAAGTCTTGGCACGGTATTACCAGCTATCCATTTCTGGACCTTAGGTTCTCTTAGAGAGCTACTTCGTCTATGGACTATGGGATATTATCTCCTTGTAAGGCTTCAATATCCAGTCTTATTCAGCTCTTACCGTTAGCACGGCAATTATGCCGCACACCCCTGAGTAATAGGGTTCAGTTCGTATCGACCCATGTTGATCGAAGCATTTACTGCCTGACGTTGTGCCTCAGCTCTTTTAAATTCGTCCGGGCTATTTAAGTTTACTAATCGTCTGCGTCTGCCGTAAATAGTTGTGACATACCCAAGCAATGTTCCCATTCTAATAGTTTCATCGATATACTTCTTAATGTTTGGATACTGCTGGAAGAAGTTGTCTATAAATTGTTCTGCCTGTTTTGTGTTTAGACCAATTTGTTCTCCAATTGATTTAGCCTGGCGTCCATACATTAAACCAAGCAAAACACTCTTAACACTACTTCTTCTACGTTTTGCCTCTTCTCCGTTTTTCTCCAAACAATCTTCGTATGAAACATTATAAACTGATGAAGCCATTAAACTGTATAAATCTTTTCCAGTATTATAGGCATCCAACATAATAGGGTCATCGCTTCTATATGCTAGTATACGTGGTTCTATCTGACTGTAGTCTGCACTTATCCAAACATATCCGGGTCTGGGAACAAACATATTTCTTATACGAGAATCATCTTTTCCTGTGTCTTTGTTAAACCCCGATGGAATATTTTGTAAATTCGGCTCTGCACTGCTATAGCGTCCTGTTCTTGCTCCGTGACTAAAGAATCTTCCTCTTAATGCATTATCTTTCTTACTTCTTTGGGGCGGTAATGCATTAATATAAGTGTTCAAGAGTTTTCCAACGCTTCGGTAAGTCAACAGTTTCTTTAAAATACTATAATGAGGATACTTTTGGACAAGTTTTTCAATAATATCTTCTCCAGTACCTCTCGGGTTTTTTCTGTCAACTGATTGACACTTCATTTTGTCGTAGATAATAGTTTTTAGTTGTTCGGGCGAATTATAATTAATTCCCTTCAAGCCAAAGTTTACAAAGAAATAATTGTCTAATTCTGATTTTAACGAGTTGATAAGTTCTGTATACTCGTCGTGCAACGATGAGGTTATTTCGTCACTAAGTAACACGCCTCGGTACTGCATTTTATTAACTACTTCTAATTGAGGAGCTTCTACCTCAATGTAGTGCTGTAACATTTTTTTGTACTCGGGGGCAGACAATATTTTCTTTTGTGCTTCATACACTTCATATGTCATTCTAGCATCCTTGCATCCATACACATATGCTAAATCAAGTGGTACAAATGCAAAAGATAGGTTTCCAAACAAATCTTCATAAGTGTCTTGACTACCTTCCTCCTGAAGTACAAACTCAGAATATAGCTTCTTTAAACTATTTCCACTTACTCTGTTTTCGTCAATTGCATTCATAAACAATAAAGTATCCCAATACTGACCTCTTACGAATATTCCAGTATTAAAAGCTAATACTTGATTATCACACGAGTTATATTGATGAGTTATCTTCTTTATTTTTGGAGACTCAAACACCTCGCCTGCCACTTCAATAAACTCTTTATAAGTTAACTGATTTTCGTGTATATTCCTATTACTGTCGCAGTGTAAAAAAGGAACATAAAAACTAGAATCTTCGTTATAGTTAAAGAAAGAAAGCCCCACAAGATTTGCGTCTTCGTACTTTAAGTTATCAAACTCTGTATCCCAAGAAAAAATACCAAGCTCTTTTATTTTTTTAATCTCTTTCCAGAGCTCGTCTTTTGTACGAAGCATCCGATCGTTTGGGTGGGGTTTAAATTTGCCCTGCTTTACTAAGGACTCAACTAATAGAATTTGTTGCCTTAGGAGTGCTGTTGATTGAATAGCTACTGATGGAGTATACTTTGGTGCAGTATTAACTTTATTTAAAGCACTTACTAAGTTGGTTTGCACTTCATTTTTATTCTGGGTTGTTCTCTTTGGAAGCATTGAGAATAAATCATTTTGTCGCAATAATCTTCCCTCCTTGTTAGGTTATCCATTTTATTAAAATTCATAAAAATCATTATAAATTTTAATAAAATTGTTTGTCAGTCAACATAGCTTATGCTACATTTACTCTAACTGGGTGTAACCCCACACCCTCTATTCCCTCTGCAAATGCTTCAGGAAATACTTTTCTTATTATTTGATAATATTGATTAAGAATGAGCGATGCTCATTCTTAATCTTAAAACATTCTTGGCGGATTTCCACCCTGTTGAGGAATATAGTTTCTATTTGGACTCTTATTACCACCGCCCGGCCCAAATCTATTTACAGGAGGAGATATTTTTCCGGCAGTTATAAGTTCTTTTAATTCGTCTGCAGTTTTCATTAAAAGAAATCCTATATCAGTTAAAGAATCTCTTTTAGCTTGTTCTGGCATGTTAGGTTCCGGTATTGGAAAGAATTGATATGTGGTGTTAGTGTCTCCCCTCTTTCCGTGTCTAACTATCTCGTAGTAAACACTATTAAGGTTTCCATACCTTGCAATAAACCCGAGAATATTTGGAATTTCTCCTTTCCCTCTATCCCAAATTTTTCTCTTACCGTCACGCAAATCTTCCAACGTAAGAAATAATCTCATCTGAGGCCTAAATCCATTTTCACACAATGGGCAGGGCATATTTTTAGGCCCTAGGCAGAGAACATACTTTTCCTTACCCTCCAACAAAACTTTGTGAACAACAAAAGTATCAAGATCCTGATCGTTTGTATGACAGAATCTCACTTTTGCACTTTCACCGTCATCTTTTAAACTGAAAAAATCTGCATTTGATGAACTATACTTGTCCATTGCATTTTTAATGTCTTGTACACCTGTAATTCTGAATTCATTTAAATCCATAGTTTTCTCTCCTTTTTATATTTATTTAGTGTTTAGTATATTAGTATATACACTAAAAATAAAGAATTTATATAGGGATTGCCGACTAATTCCATACAAATTCTACTTGAAACTAATATTTGTACCGTCTCCGGCGAAACACTTTTTCTTTATTCTTTCTAAAATAAGCGGCACTGCTGATGCTGTAACATGTAGTTCTCTAGCTATTTCTGCGTAAGTTAACTTATGTGGCTCCTTTAGGATCATCTCACAAACTTTATATTCTCTCTTCCATTGACCCTCCACTCGTTGCTTTGACTTAATTAAAGTTTTTTTAAGCCGATCCAATAAAACTTTAGTCTCAACTTCATCGTACCCAGGTTCCTCATGCCCTACAAAATAAGCTAACGTATTATTTTCTGTTTCTTGATCAGCGTACTCGTAATCTAAGCTAAGAGTTGTTTGAGAATATACTTTTTTATGAAGTGTCTTCAATGCATTAAAGACACTGTTAGTGTAAAAGGTAATAAATTTTACCCCATGACTAGGGTCATAGTTTTTAAGACACTTTAACAGTACGTCTTCACACAAAGCAAAAACTTCAGCTTTGTCCGGATACTTAGTTTTTTGGTACGCAATATAATTCATTGTCCGGGATAATTTGTACAAGATAATGCTTAAAAGATTTTCGTTTTCTGAGATCTGATACTGCTCTACGCAAGCTTGAAGATCGGTTTTGTCAAACCTCCTATTAGTTTCGAAGTACGTTGGATTACTCACTTTACATTGCCCCTTTCGTTTTCTTTGTTTTAGTGTTTAGTGTTTAGTGTTTAGTAATTTACGCTATATTAATTATAAACGATTACACAAAGAATTTCTATAGTGGATCTATGAATTTTACTCGATCTAAATCCTCTGGCGTAAAATCATTTGCGTCATTATACATAGGAAAATCTTCCTGATTTGGAATACGAACTCTAAAATCTTTATACGTCTGTTTTATAATCTTCTCTCTAGCTTCCAGCCCAGGAGTATCAAAATCCATCCATATAACTAAATCTCTAATTCCGTATCTTAATAATAATTCTTTTTGTAATATACGTTTTCGAGATCTATCCTCAAATAATATCCTACCAAGTAAACTAACAGCTGGATACCCGTTTTGAAATAAATAAGCGGCGTTAAACTCTCCTTCAGTAAGTATAACTCCGTATTTTTTATAATTCTCCTCAAGTTTTTTATTCTGGCAAGTTCCATTTTCTATCGACTGTATTAATTGTAACACTTGATAGAATCCATATAAGATATGTTGTTTTGGAATTCCACTTTGATTAAGATATTTACTTGTGCCGGGTGGCGGTTCGATAAATCTTTGCTTTACAAAAACTAATCCTCCCTTATGATCTCTAACTGGTATTGTTATTGTATCGTGTGTGGGATTATACCCGTATTCGTAAAAAAGTATAGTGCTTAATTCAAATTTTCTTTGAAATAAATAATCGCAGGTATATCTGTAGTTGTCCAAAATACTTTCATCCATATAAGAATAAGGTAAAGAGTCTTTACACTCCCTATCAAAGTTTAGATGTATAGTAGGCCTCTCTTCAATTGCCATAGTATTATATTTTTGTAGTATATACCTTCTTCCATAATTCCTGTCAGTACTACCAAGGCAATAAGATACAAACTCAAAGAAATCGGCAGTATACCCACAAGTAAAACAATGAACTGTTCCTGCCTGATACTGTTTTCCATTTCTTATTACAGTAGTTTTACTTATCCCACAACTAGGATCTCTCTCCTGTCCATTTTTGTGAATAGGGCAAGTAATTAAAATATCTTTAGTATGATCCTTAATTTTAACATCTTTTAATAAATTTATCCCCTGATTGTGTAACTCCGCTTGAAGATCAAGAACCATAGTATCTATATTAGCTAAAATAACTAGACTATCAATTGTAACCATTGATTAATTCCTTTCCACCGTGGTGTACAAAATTTCTTCTAATCCTTTTTCTTTATTCCATACAAAAGTCTGTGAACAAGCTATAGCACCTGTGTACCCAGATTCGAAATGCCAAGCATCAGTAGCTGTAATAGATGACAAATTTCTTATTTTAATACCATTAACTTCTCTCACTTGCTCGCTATGAAGGTGAGCTCCATGCCATTCTCTATATTTAGTTCTTCCCCAAGCCTGCGGTTGTTCTACTTGCATGTTACCTTCAATTCTTTTCTTTTCTTTGTCTAAATGAGTAAACCCAATTAGATTCTTCCCAAACTCAACATACTTACGTGTCATCGGATTTGAATCTACTGTTATGTTTGGGTTATTTCTAAACCACCCCCAAACAAAATGTGTTAAAAAGAATGATGTAAGACAATCGTGATTTCCTGGAACTAAAAATGCAAACACTGGACTTTTTAACTCGTGGTGCAACAAATCTATAGCTTTTACTATAAGCTCTGTTCCTACATAATACATTTTATGCAAACGACTATCGTTATCTTGAATAGTACCTTTTGTTGTAGCTCCTAGCATGTTATCGAAATTAAAAAAATCGTTACCGATAGGAAATATTATTTTCTCCCATTTCTTATCGTAAGTTCTTTGAATTACATCGTAAATAACTTGCATGAAGCGGCTCTCTGCAATTTTCCTGTCGTAATTTTCACCTGTTTCCGAAGACCAAGCCAGTTTACTAAGATGTAAATCTACTATTGAAACTTCTAACATACGATCGCTTTTTGTATCTACTAGTTTCTTAACACGAGGGCGTTTGTACGTTTTTGCTAAATTCTCGAAATAATCTTCTATGCCGGCGGCGAGTTTTTGCATTGCATAATCCTTTTTACGATACATATCTAACTCTCGTTTCATAGACTCTATTTCTTTTTGTTGTAACGTTAAAAAATATTTTTCTTTCTTTTGCTCCAGAGTAAATTCAGCAAGTTGTTCTGGAGTATAAGTATTCATCTCTTCGTCAGTAAACGGAACATCGTCATGCGTAATTCTAAAAGCAGTTTTTATAACCACAAGATCAGCTCTAGGGATATTTAATTTCCTTGCACATTGATTAAGGGTTAAATAACCAGGTCCGCAATATAATCGTTTAAACTGAGTTAATTTCTCTTTTGTAATTTTTATAGAACCTGTTCCACCTTTACGATGTATTATATAGTAGTCATCGTGTTCTTCAATTGGCGGTGTATCTTCCTCAAAACCAAATTTTTCGCCAGAGCATTTACCATACCTGTTTCTAATACCACGAGTAGCTTGAACATACCTACGTACTTCATCAGCTTCCAAATTTAAACCAAATTCCTGGTTTAAAATTTTAGCCATGTCGGTATACTTTAGTCCATTTCGTTCTTTTGATAATTCAATCGCTCGTTCTTTCCAAGACATATTAATAACCCCCAAAATATACACTACTATACAATGTATACAATTCTTGAATTTACAATATATTTAAAATAGCCCGTCGTTAAGTTCTTGCATATCCATTGGCTTAAATATACCAAAGTTTATGTTCCAAGTATAAAAGAATTCCTGACCTTTAGTTCCATACCTATTTTTCTTAATAACTGCCTTTGCTCCATTTGCAATCTGCATAAATGAAATAACACGTGTCGCATTTTGCATAATTGCGTCAGATCCAAAAGAGTCTTCTATTTGTGGGCTAGCATTTGGATCTTTCTTTTTTGCATCCGCTGATTTTCTATTAGCTTGATGAACTGTTAAAATCGGTATTTGATACTCTTCCGTAAATCTAGCTAAATCCTCACTTATATTAGCATAACGTATTCTTTCTTCTCGCCCGTTACGATCGTCGCTCATAAGCGACAATTGGTCTAACCCCCATATATCAAAAGCATGCCGATCTTGTAAAACTCTCATTGTATTAACAGAACACTTACCTAAGTCTTTTTGAGTAAAAACTCTAAACTCTGGAAGATCCCCTTTTATTAGGGCATTTATATATTCTCGATACTCTTTCATAGTTTTTGGTCCAACTTCGGGTATTTCAAGAGATCCTAAATCGGGATTACCGCCAATAAGCTGAGAATTACCAAAATGTTTATACATTGTATCAAACCTAAACCCTAGTAATAAATGACTCATTTCTCCAGAGTAACATCCAACTTTTTTACCTTGTAAAACTGCTTGAATTAAATAGTACATTAACAACCACGATTTTCCTTCGTTAGTACGAGCTAAGACAACTACTAAATCTTCTGGAAGCCATCCATGCAACGTCTCGTCCATTCTTTTATCCCCAGTGCTAATTCCTATAAGCCCATTAACCTCTATACGTTTAATATAATCTTCTAATCTTTCTCCAGCCTGACGAATTAAATCTTTACCGCTCCCAATAGTTTTATTTGCAAATTTAGAAAGTTCTATCATTGACTGTCTAGTATACTCAATAGCTTCGAAACTATCTACTTTTGATTTTTCAGCACTTTTCTGTAATTCCTCAATAAACATCGAATAACACTTTTGCTCTAAAAGTGTACGATACAAAGTATTTGGTGTTTGGGGTGGTTGGAATAAAGGAAACTCAGGAAACTGTGCTAAAAACGAAACTTTATCTGGAACGCACCCCTTACCGTCTAATAGTTTCGTTTGCTGGTAATGATTAATTATATAATTAAACTCTTGCTCGTAACCAGGAAAATATGTTTCGTCAATATTGTATTCGAATACTAACGAGACATCCTCGTAATGAAGCATATAATTTAAAAACTGAACTGCCACAGTATTGCTTGCTATTTCTTTCGCCATTAGAATTCAAGCCCCCTTTTCGAAATCCCTCGAAATTGTAAAATATACGAGTCTCGAATTCTATCTGTAATCCTATCATGTAAATTCTCGCTAAGAGTTCGCATACTACAATTACTAGTATATATTGTAGCTCGTCTATTACTATATCGCTCGTCTATTATATTTAATAGTCGCTCCCTTACCCAATCAGAAGGTTTTTCCGCTCCTATATCGTCTATAATAAGAAGCGGAACTTCTTCTACTAGCTTCATCTTGTACGCAAAATCTGGAGTTGGGTTATTAAACTGTTGTCGTATCTCTTCTAAAAATTTTGCAGTTTTTATGAAGTAAACTACTGGGTCTAAACTCTTAAGAGCTTTAGCTTGTTCTCGTATATATTTCCCTGCTATCATGCAGGCGGCAGTTGTTTTTCCATTGCCTTTATTTTCACCCCATAGTAATAAGTTATGTCCATTTTCAACCCAATTACTTACATTTCCATCTATTAACTTTTTAATCCACTTCATAGTTTCTATATCCATAGGGTCTATTTTTAATGTTTCGGGTTCGTATTGATATCTTATGGGTATATTACTTTGCAAGTAATATACTTCGAGAATTACTCGGCCCTGGCAAAAATCACCACACTTCTGTGGATACCCTTTGCAATATTTTTCTGCCCAACATTTCAATTATATAACCTCCCTCTTTCTAAAATACAATCTTTGACTCAGTTCCATCATTATGAATTTCCCATTTCCTTCGAGCATTTCTTTTTAAACAGGCTCAAGGCGTTATCTTTTTCGCCTTAAGTGCTTCCTTCATTAAAATACATTCTTAATAACGAATCTAGTTTGTCGTGTACATTTGACATTACGGGTCCTCCTAACTAATGGATTTCTTTGCTTTTACTGCTAGTTTGTCCACTACCTCGTTAAACAAAATTCCATTATGCCCTTTTACATGAATCCAATTTATCTTAATTGGTTCGTTTCGATAAATTGTGTGATATTCTACAAGTGTTGAAAGCTCTTCCCACAAATCTTTGTTTTTTACTTCATTCTGATCTATAGTTTTCCAACCATTGTACCTCCAAAACAAATACCATTGTTTTATCATTCCGTTTATAACATAATCACTATCAGAGTAAATATTTATTTCTTTGAATGGCCTAAACTTATCCAGCTTATTTGTAATATCTATATTTTTTAATGCCTGTATAACTGCATTTAATTCCATTCTTTGGTTTGTTGTGGGGGCGGTTGCACCGCTATTAGTAGAAATAAGCATGTTGTTAATAACATAAGCATAAGCCCACCCTCCTGGAGCTTTTTTATTGTGAGGGGAAGATGCTCCATCTGCCCAAATATCTAATCTAAAACTCATATTAACAACCTCCCCTATAAACGTCCCAAGTAATAGCATCCTTCATTTGGACCTGAATGGATTCTCTTTGTTTTTCTTCTTCGAGAATCTCTGTAGCCCTTGCATAGTGTTCGCTAAGTTTTTGCCATATCCAATCTGTCCCTATAGCCCAAATTCTAGGGCGTAAATAATTTTCACTTTTAAATAGTCTGTCATAATTCTCAATAAAAAACTTGATCATTTCTATTAAAACATCTGTATCTACTTGAGATAGTCTTCTTTTTATATGAGGTATTTCAATCTTTTTTGATACAACATACGGAGGATCGTTTGGATACACTTGTTTATATACAAATCCAAAATATTTGCATATGTCCATAGGTTTTAAATCTTTATAATTCCCTGATAGTATTCGTACTACGGGATCGTCGCTATAGTATCCGGGATCCTTTGAATTATTCCGTTTTAATGATTCCGGATCTACTACTTTCCTTCCAGTAGTAATCTTTAAATCATTAAATTCTTCAACTGTATTTTCTTTATCAATTTCAACTTCACCAATTTCTCCTTCAATAACACAACTAGATCTTTTTCCAGTTACTAAGTATTCTAAATCAAATTCTTCTGGTGATATATAAACCATTCCTTTCGAAGTTTGAACCTTTATTATGTTTAAACCCGATATTTTATTTTTTATTCCAATAGTTCTAGTCGATGCAATTCTTTTCCTATCAGCTTCGCTTAAACCTGGCAAAATATTTAATACGTATATCGAACTCCTGCGGTCTGTTTCCAGTGTGTTATTTCTATAAATAATAGTTACAAAACCTTTTTCAACTAATCTCTTTAAATACACTTGTACTTGTCTTTTTGACAGCCCCATTTCTTCTGCAACTTTATCTAATCCTACATCGCACCAACCTTTTCTTTCCCCGTCTGAATTTAAAAAGTCGTACGAACAAAGTATCTCAAATAATACTTTTTCTTGAGGCTTTAAAGTTCCATTGCGTATAAAAGAATTTGGAAACACGCAACAACTAATTAGTTGTTCGTAATCATTAAGATCAATATTACTTTTAAACATCTAAAATCAATCCTCCGTATTATGTTAACACTTATTATATTAATATACTAAGAAC